TGGTTGCCAAATAGAAGAACCACCTCTATAAATAGCAAAACCAGCACCACCAGTTCCTGGATAACTAATTTGTAAATTAGCAATAATAAGAATTTTGCTTGTAGTAGATTGAGGAGTAATGGTTGCACTAAATCCTGTGTTTTGTAATGAAGTGCTAGAAGTAGAAAATTGAGTATTGCTAGTAGCACTAACTACCTGAATTACTGTATTACCACTACCATATAAAGATACTGACATAATCTATCCTTAAATAGCCACTAATTCGGCAGTAGTTGTTGCATTAGCAATAGCAGTACGACCAGCAGTTAGACTAGCTGACCAAGTAGCATCATCAGGTGTATTTTCTAAACCAGCTAATGTGTTTAATTGGCGTTTTTGGGCTTCTTCTACAGCTTTAGAATTGAATTGTGCCAGCTTGATAGCTTTAGCTTTTTCAAAGTTTACGGTGACTGTAGAACCTGATAGTTCCCAAGCATCAAAGAATTGAGCATCTGCACCTTGTGGGAGTGTAGAGTCATCAACAATGATTGCACCTGCTGGGCAGTCTTTTTCAAGAACAGCTTGTACAGAGATTTCACCTGTTGGTACTGTTACGGATACTCCACCATTGGAGTTTGTATGGATGATTACTTGTGTCATTATTATTCCTTATCTAAATATAACTACATTATTGTCAAAATAAGCTGGATTAGAATTATTAAATGCAACAGTTTCTAATGTAACTGAAGTAGTTGTTTTGTTGCTAAAAGAGCTATTTGATGGAGTACATGTTCCGATACTTCCAGTTGTAGTAGAACCTCCAGAATTTCCTGTATTTCCTAAAACTACATAATTAGCATCAGACAAAGCATTAGTAAAATTCATTATAAAAGTATAAGCATTTGTAAAAGTAAATGAACTTACATTGTAAGAAGCTCTTACAGTTATTGAGCTTCCTGAGTTTGTAAAATTAGCCCAAGCCTTTGCACTACCATAAATGGCATTATCCATTGCTGTGCTATTACCAGCACCATCTTGTATTGTGTCTGCGACTATTGTTCCTGCCATGATTTATCCTTTAATCAAAAATTATTGCTGATGTATATGCATAATCCGCAGGAGTTCCACTAAAAGTAGTAGTACCCATATAAAAAGCTGTTGTAGTTGGTGCTCCGCCTGTGCTTTGTGGATAATTAGCAAAAGCAAATCTTCCAGAACCAGTACCATCACCAACACTTACTGCTGAAGCATAGTTTGCGTTTGATAACGCAGTTGCAAAATTAATAATATAAAATCCAGTAGCTACTCTTGTTACAGAACTAACATTAAACGAACCAGCAATAGTGCCAGTAGAACCAGCAAACTGTACCCATGCTTTAGCAATACCGCTATAAGCATTATTAGTGCTAAATAGACCTGTATCTGTGTTAATTGTGTTTGCTACGATTGTGCCAGCCATAATTTATCCTTTATTAAACTACTACCCAACGGCTTCCCGTGGAAACAGTTACGACATAACCCGTTCCTACCGTGATAGGCCCAGCCGTCATTGCGTTAGTACTTGCGGGAATAGTGTAGTTCACACTAATCGTCTGTGCGTTTTCAGTAACACAATATACTGTGGAGTTAACCAGTGGGGTAGTGATACCATTTGTTCCGTCAATAATTACGCTCATAATTTTTACTCGTATAGAATGTTAACTGAACCAGAGGCAAAAGAATTTCCCGAAGTTCCAGAAAGTTTAAGCCCTGTTAAAAGAGCGCTTAATGTAACTGAACCACCACTAACAGTAGTATATGCAGCTCCCGCTGCAGAAGATAAAACAGAATTTTGCGCCCAAAGATTAGTAGAGGAATTTAATAAAGCAAGTGTGCAAATTCCAGAAAAATAAATTGTGTTGTACGGATAAGCAATTAAATTAAAAGCTGTTGTACCGTATACGTTAACTGTATTTGCTAACCAGTTCCCAGAGTTGTATCCTGTAGCTATAGTTCCGCCAGAAGTTACTAATTGAAGTTGTAGTTTATCAGCAGTAGCAAACAAAATATTGTCAAACATTATAGTAATTCGTTTAACCCAAGACGGAATAGAGCTAAAAGTAACAGCAGTTCCACTTACAGTTTGAGGTGTTCCCGCAGTAATTAAAGAAGCTGCTGGAGTATAAGAACCAATAGTTACGCCAGTAGCAGAAAAAGCACCAGCAGACACGGTAGCAACAGTCGTTCCATTACTTTGAAGAGCAATCTGACCTGATGTATCGGAACTAATTGTTATTCCGTTTACTGAGGATGCGTTAATAATTGTTGTCATTTGAGTTCATCCTCTGTAGGTTTAGCTAGTGTAGGGTGTTCCCATTTAGCAATGTAATCGCCTTTGCCGTCTGAATCGTTTTGTAGTGTGATTACAGTCAAGAAATCTTGTTGTGTAAGACTAGGATATAAAGCCATAATTTTGTCGTACATTATGCTGACCTCACTAAAACACCTGAAAATTGTTGGGAATTATTTTGACTTCCAATACTTACAGTAGTTCCTGAATTTTGATAAACATAAATTTCAATATAATCAGTAGAGCCATTGCAATAAACCAATCCTGAAACAGTTAAATATGCTTGATTTGTTGCAGTTAATGAAGTTCCATTTAACGAATAATATGAACCATTTTTATAAATAAGAATAATTCCAAGTCCAGTTGTAACTGTTCCAAAATAGCAAGTGCCATTAACTTGATAATAACCAGCTACAGTTGGTGTAAATCTATAGTTTGTTGTTGCATCATAATTTGTATTAGTATCAAATAATTTTGTGTTAAATGCTACTTTTGTGTAAACACCATTAGAAATAGTTTGAGTTCCTGAACCATAAGCACTAAACGCTGGCATATTACCGCTAACCATTACTGTGCCACCCAAACTTGGAAAAGTTGTAGTAACCGTTACCGCATCAGTAGGGGTAATCGTGGTTGCTCCACTCGTTGCTCCATTTAAAACTAAGTTGCCCATTATAAAATCTCCTTAGATTTGCAATTATCCATATGCCATCTTTGCATACAGTTAATGCCGCCAATATGATGAATCCAATAAACCGAAGTCATATCTATCCTTATAAAATAACCCAACGGCTGCCCGCTGGAATCGTAACGCTAACACCACTCGCTATTGAAATCGGTCCTGCCGATTCCCCGCTATTGCCAGTAGTCATAGTATAGTTTTGGGTAATATTTTGTGTATTTTCATAAATAGCACCAGAAGCTACGGCAGAGGCTACAGTACTCCAAACAAATCCTGTCCCATTGTAGACCAAAGCTGTGCCAGATAAAGTAGGCGTTGATGTAAATGCTGTGGTATTTGCTGCAGATTGGTAAGCTATTTGATTTGCTGCACCGCCATATAAATTGCTAACTGCGCCAAAAATCTCACCAGTAATTGTGGCAGTTCCTGATACGGTTAAATTACCGCCGACATTCCAGTTTCCTGCCGCAGTCGTCTGCGCTGAGTAAAATCCAATACCATTTCCACTAACGTTGGCAGCGTCACAGTAGCATTGTGCTGTAGTCAAGGCGGGAACTACTAAAGAAATAGCTCCACCAGAAGCCACCATTGTCAGGCTTTGGGTAGTATTATTAACTATGACATACAGTTTATTCTGAGCGGGCGCCGTGATTGTGGGTGCTCCAGAAGGTGTACCAGAAAAAATAAGGCACATATTGCGGGCATCGTCTGATATGCCGTTTAAATTGGTTAGAGTATACGCAGATATACCACTTAAAGAAATTGCGGCTACGCCCGTTATAGCCTGTTCTACAAGCGTTCCTAAATTGTTGTTAGTGGTCGAACCCCAAGTCCCCGATTGGTCTCCAGTACCAATTAAGGACAGCTTTAAAGAAGGACTATAAGTAGTTGTCATAATTAAGGGTAATTGTTATTGATGGGCGTCCAATTGGGTGTTTCTGTGTCTGAAATACTTGACCAGCCACTTCCTTGGGTATTAGAAATTGTAGTCCATGAGAGGGTTTGGCTATCATCTATTTTAAACCATCCACCCGCAATTAGTCCATCCAAAATAGAAATGTTTTCAAAAACACCTCCATAAGCTGTTCTTAATGCTATCTCAATATCCGCTACCTTAGTTGCTTCGGTAATTGTGCTAATAAAAGCGGCGGTAGCAGTTTTGGCATCATTTATGCTCAAAGCCTCAGAAACAACCGCACTAAAAGTAGCAATAACCGCATCTACATCTATATCCGATAATATAGGTTCGGTAATACTAGCAAACTGGGTACGAATTGCTGTTTCAGAATCAACTAGAGTTAAAGCTTCTAAAATGTTAACTACATAATTATTACCCCCACCCAATCCAGCAAAAGTGGGTTGTGCAAAGGCTGCGTACCCAAACATTATGCAACCACCCAACGAGAACCGCTAGGCAATGTTACAGAAACACCGCTTGCCACGGTAATAGGTCCAGAAGATATAGCAGAAGACCCTGATGGAATTGTATAGCTTGCAGATACTGTTTGATTGTTAACTATAATACCATTGGTAGCATTTAAGGAAGTTCCTGATATTGCTCCTGCGCTTGTAATAGTTTGACCCGCCATGCTAAGACCAGCCGTACCCCAAGTAACTTGACCGCTTGGCCCACCGCCTGGCACAAACATATATCCTGACCAGCTACCCGCAGTTGTACCGTTATTTTCTAAAAATATAAAAGCAGCCATACCAGGAACAGCAATTCCTAAAGCTCCAGCAGCTCCATCTTGTAATGTTAAGTTGCCAGTTGAATCATTATCAATAATGAAACCTTGACCTAAAGCCATTGTGGTTGCATTTGGTAATACAACGGTTTGAGTTGTAGATCCAGTAAATCTTTGATAATAGGCACTAGTTACAGTTAATGTCGTTGTCCCTGCAGCAGTTGCAGTTGTTGCCCAGCCAGGAATAAAACTATTATTAGATACGTTTCCATTGGCATCTTGATTGACTGATTTTTCCGATGGATAAGTAATAAAAACGTTAACTGTACCGCTAAAAGTAACAGCTGAACCAGAATTAGATGAAGACAGGATTGTAGTGCGGGTTAATAAAGTAGAAGAAGTAAGCGTACCAATACCTACTTCCCAATTTCCTGATGTATCTGTTGCTGAATAATAAGTTGTGTTTCCAGTTGTTATAGCAGATGTAAAAGTTCTAAAACCAAGAACAGCTCCAGTAAGGCTAAAGCTTACCGTAGTATTTGCAGTACTAGTTTCTTGTACACGATCAGCTACTTGAAGAGCCATCTAAGACTCCTTAACTTGTTGCAGTTGTTGTATAAGTTACGGCAAGACTATCACCATTAGCAACAATTTTGCTACCACCCGTAAAATTACCCGCACTATATAAAATGCCTGTAGTTGTATCTTTAGTGGCGGATGCAGTTGCACCAGAGTTAATAAAGCAACCAAATACTGTTCCGCCGCTAGTCATAGAGAATGTCAGAGCAGAAGCAGCTTTAGATACAATATTGGATGGAGACGCAGAACCGTTATTGGTTGCAGCTGACCATGAAGGGGCTTGACGATTTCCTGTATATGCAGGAGCATTAGATCCACCAACTTCAATCCATCCAGTATGTGAAGAAATAGTATCTGAAGCCACATAGTTAGCAGTAGCAGATGCGCTTCCTACTAAACCTAAATAGTTAGCACCAGCAGCTGTACCACCGCCTGTACCAGTAGCACCAAAGTAATAATCAAATAAAGCTTGTTTACCTATAGCTGTTACTAGGTTAGGAGCAATATCTTCCCATTTTAAGTTACCGTCTTGGTCGTAACATGTAACTTCATAGTATCCTTGGATTCCTAAAAACTCTTCAGAGCCAGCACCACGAATTATCGCAGCGGTACTAATATCCCCAAAATTTGATTTTTCCATTTAAAACTCCTTAACTAATTCTAATAATGGCAGTTGAGTAGCTTGCCGTCGGAAAAGTAACTGTAAACGTGCTAGTCGCTGTTTTATCAGCACCAAAATCAAGGACAGCTACAGCTGCTCCAGTAGTGCTATTATAGATTAAAGCCCCCCTACACGTAAAAGAAGCAGGGTTCCATGTGACGTTATTAAATGATATCCACGCCACGTTATTTGTTGTATCACCAGTCGGCGGATTAGCTATAGTTAGCGTTTTGCCCCCTGCCGTATACCCCGTTCCAACCACTTCATTTGAAGTAGAAGCGTAAGTAGTTGTAGAGTTATTTAAAGTAGCTGAGGCTGTATACAGCGCTATTTTGTAAGTATAGGACGTTCCAGCAGCAAAGTTTTCCAACCCGCTTAATACGTTAACTTTAAATGCTGTTGTTTGGCCTTGAACTATTGTCATGTTTTAACCATAAGTTTAGTTTGGCCATCACGATAAGCATCACCACGCTCAAGGCCATCCCCAAGTCGTTTCATTTCCGCCATAGCTTCTTGGTATTTATCTTCGTAGTATTTAACTACGTCGGGCTCTTGTTTTTGAAATAGTACAGCTTCACGCATTGCGGCATAAAATAGCACTGGATCGTAGTTATCGCCAAGCCAGCTTTGCCCGTTAGCATTACCAATAGTTGCAACCTTGATAGAAAAACCAGAGCCGGTGCCACCAATAGATGATGTAGCAACACTTAAAATATCTCCAGCCTGGTAAAAATTTCCGCCGTTTTGCAAAGTAACAGTAGACACGTTACCGCTAGAATTAACCAAAATATCACAAGTAGCTCCTGACCCAGATCCACCAGTAAAAGAAATGTTTTGATATAAACCAGGGGTATATAGTGTTCCACCAGTTAATGTAGCATTTAGCGTAGTAATTAAACCTTGCACAATAGAAGGTGGGTAGTAGAAATAATGTAACTCTGTGTTATAGCTTGAGTCAGGTGTAGGCCCGACAATCGCAGTTAATTCATTAACGTTAGCCGTAGCAGAACCAAAAATAGCATAATACTTAGGTAAAGTCCAAGATGATGACCCATTATTAGGGTATGCTTCTCGTATAAAGTTAACGTCTTTATTAAGTAAATAGGTGTAATTACCGCTACTGTCTATTACTGCAATAGAATATGTTTCTAACCAGTCAAACGGCAAAGTTAAATACTGGTTTCCAGCAGAAAAGTTTCCTACTACATTTTTACGTAACGATGGGATTTGAACGTTGTTATATATGCGTGTTTCAGCCTGCTGTACAAATACAGGAATACTAGATACGAAAAGAGTTTCTGTGCTCTCGGCGTAATTCTGAATATTGTTATATAACTGTTCGTAATTCATCAGGGTTTACCCTATTAAGCCATTGGCCCACGAGCAATACGGCCTTTTTCTGCAGCGCCATTGCCACGAGTCTCAACACCATCAGTCTTAGTTGTACTTTTGCCCCAACCTACAGCGCTAGGTGGTAATGGGTCTTTAATGTTAGCAGTTTTAGCAGACTTTTCAGTTGCGTAGTCGCCGCTTATCATTACTTCAGTACCATCAATAACTTTACCAGCCATGGTATGTGGGCGAGCATAGTCGCTCGCTGGGTGGTCGAACTTAGCTTTACCAGTGCGAATAGCTGGGCTGTCTTTTTTGGTTGGTTTTACATTCTTTGCAGTTGCCATATTAACGACCTCTTGAAGAAGATTTTTGATTAGCTACACGAGCCATGTTACGGCCCATAGATTTCATAGCCATGCCGGTAACACCGCCTTTAGCCATTTTTTTAACTTTATCTAAACCACCTTTTTTAAGGGCAAGTTTTGTACCTTTGCCGCCTTTGTGCTCTTGAGCATCGTGCTCTTTAAAGGCTTTTTTAATTTCTTTATCGGCCATAGCTTTGTCTTGTTTCATGTCTTCTTTACTTGTTTCCATCTTTGCCATTTTTTACTCCTAAGTTGTTGATATTGTTACTGCCCCTACTTGGGTTGTTGCTACTAAATAATTAAGTGTTAATGCGGCATCAAAACTACTAGAGCCACCTACTGGGGCCCAACCCCATTGAAACACTCGACTACCACCAGAAATGTTACCTAGTATATCTAAACCCGAAGCAACATAACTATTATCTGGTCTTGGTTCCCGTACTGCTTGTGGGTCATTGACCGGGTACATACCTAATTGTAACTGAGGTTGGTCGGGGTCCCAACAACTAGGGCATACTTTAATCTGATACAGCTTAGTCTTAATTACTTCTTTTTTTAACTCCGATAGCTTATAGCGCCCGCCACACCGATCACATTCGGCAATTGCATATTTACCTGATGAATACTTTGATGGCATAAGTCACCTAGTAAAACATTTGGCGTGGTACAAATCTATCAGACGCTTTTTCTCTATCCTCTTGCGATGCTAATAACCATTGTTGTTCGTAGTCAGCTTTTAACCCCATAACTCTATCGGCTGGTACTTCTGGGCGTTTTACAGCAACCATATAAGCAATCCCTGCAACTAAGCAAGGAATTAAACGAAACGGAATATCCTCGATGTTAGGGCCATTGCCAGCATCTTGCAATCTACGTAAACGCCAATATATAAAGGTATAAGGGCCAGCGCCGTCACCAGTAGGCCATACGTTAATGTTAGGAAGTTTTTGTACGATAATAGAAGCCCCATCGCTATGAGCTGCCGCAGTTGTGTTAGCTTGGCCTCTAAAGCAATTAAGTAGTACATTACCAGAAACATTTTGATACGAAATAATTTCGCTGTCTATTTGTATAAAGCCCGTAGTTGCTAAACTAGCTGTAGAACTTAATACTAAAGATGTAGCTGATGATGTTGTAGCCCCAACTAATGTAACTGAAGTCGTATTAGATTGGCCTGTTTGACGGTCTATCCAAACTTGAATTGGTCGGCCTTGTGCGTTCTTAGTCGGTATTGTTGAATAAGTAGACTCAGAAATGCGGGTGATATTAATATCTTGTTGATTCTGGCCAGTTCCGGTTCTAGTTACATGGTCTAACAAATCAATTGTATCAGTAGGCAAAGCATAAATAGCCTGCCCAGTGTTAATAGTAATTTGACCTTGCTCGATTGTCCATAGATTAATACCACGATTAGCCCACTCAATAGTTAAAAGATTAAGCGACCGGCGTGCAGTGCGCATATCATAGCCAGAACGCAACTGTAAACCGGCACGTTCATACGCTTCCTCAATTAATTCAGTAAGGTCAAGGTTAAACGTAGACGCACCGGAGGTATAGGCCATTATTTTTTCTTGGTAATTGTCTTTTTAGGACGAGTAGTGGCTTTAGCTACAGTAGGTTTTTTTCCATGTTTTTTGACGTTTTCTTGTTCTGCAGGAAAAGGCCAACATTCGTTAACTACCTTGCCAACTTGCATATCAATCTTAGGCATATAGCCTAATTTGTCCATAATCCATGTAAATGTAAAGTTCATTTTTATTTGCCTTTAATAGCATCAATAATAGGTTTTGCAGCTATGTCAACGGCATTAGTAACAGCTTGTTCAACAGCTTCAGCTACAGGTTTAGCAGCTTCTATAGACGCTTGGACATGCTGCTCTAAAGTATCATGGATATGTATTAAAGACTGGTCTACAGCCCCGTAAGCTTGGCGTGCATGATTAACTTGTGATTTAACGAGAGACAAAATACTGTCGGCGTAACTTTCTAATGAGTGAAATAAATTCATTTTTTCTTCCTTGTTTTAGCAGATTCAATAAAGTCTTTTTTAGTAGGCGCACCCTTAGCTCCAACAGGGCGCATCTTTTCACCAGAGCCAGCTGCAATACGTGCTTGCTTCTTATGAATATTTTTATACAACCCACCTTTAGCATACATGTCTGCCGCAGTTAATGAACCGGGTTTGTTTAATAACTTTTTAGCCATGGCAGGGGCAGTGCCTCCAGCGGTAACAGAAACAGACTTAGGCCCAGCTTTTGACTTAGACTTTGATTTTGTTTCTCCACCTTCGGCGTACATGTCTACATCCTGCGGTTTATCTTTCCGATGGATAACTTTTTTACCTGGCATTTTAGATGGGCTAATATCGCCCATCCCACGACTTGATCGCATTAGCCAGCAACTTTAGTTTTATGTGACATACCACCGCCACACATAGCTTTTACATGCTCGTGGTGTAGTTTATGGCTAGCTTTGTGCTCAGCAACTTTATCTTGCTCATGTTTATGGCCGTGGCCGCTACCATAATGGTGTTTTACGTGGTCTACGTTATGTTTGTGTTCCATTTGCTTCTCCTTAAAGATACTTGCCACGGGTGTGGCCTTTTGATGCAATACCATCAGCACGACTAGAAGCAGAACCGCCGCTAGCCATTTTTTTTGTTTTACCACCTTTTTTCATACCAGTCGGCGCAGGCCCAGCCGCATTGCCCATTTGATCTACAGG